TGAAACCTGTATTTAATGATCACTGTTCCAGAACCACCAGATGAACCACCAGGTGAATCACAAGATCCTCCAGCTCCACCGCCTAATCCGTTAGTTCCACTTCCAACGCCTCCACCAATAGATGCTGCTCCATTACCGCCTCCACCAGCTCCTCCTGTTCCTGCAGGGGGACCAGATTGACGTGAACCTCCACCGCCTCCAGCGTAAGTAGTTGAATTTGGAGACCATTCTCTTCCAGCTCCTCCGTTACCAGGTGAGGATCCGTTTGCAGAAGCACCTCCGCCGCCGCCTGATACAGTAGTACCTCCAGATCCAGCTCCTCCGTTATTTCCAAAACCGGTTAATCCAGCACTATCACCTTGGTTTCCAGAACCTCCTCCAGCTCTAGCACCGCCTCCACCAGAACCTCCAGAGAGACCAGGGCCTGAACCACCGCCTCCGCCGCCTCCGCCGCCATTAGCAGTTGCTCCATTAAAAGTTGAATTAGATCCACCAGCTCCATTTTGGTTACCAGTTCTTGTAGCTCCACCTGAGCCAATACTTACTGGGTAAGAACCTTCTGTTAAATTTGTAAAATTACCCTCTAAAAAACCACCAGCACCTCCAGCGCCACCGTTTCCTGTTCCGTCTCCACCGCCGCCGCCTCCAGCAACAACTAAAACTTCAACAGGGTAGGCAGAAGGGTCACTGTATTCTGTAGTTACTTCAAATGTACCTGATGATGTAAATGTATGTAGTTTGAAATCGCCTGATGTTGTAATAGTTCCACCTGTAGCTTCCATAAATGTTTCAGAACCTCCTGAAAATCCAAATCCTCTAGCTGCAGCTCCTCCTCTTGTTCCTAATAATGGCATTATTCATCACCTCCTGTTAACGGTAGTTCCCATGATTGCGTTGATTCTTCCCAACGCCATTGTGTAATATTATTTGGTTTTGGAACTGGTGGGTTCCAATTAAAATCACTGTCTAATGTCCAAGAAGGCCACGGTTGTTCAATATAAAATCTATCTGCATCTGAAGACCAATTATCTCCTATTGATGGAGCTACTCCTCTCCATTCTCCTGTTCCTTCTTGATATAATCCTGCTGCTTTCCAAGTACCAGTAGTTTCTCTAACTTTATTAGCAAAAGTAGTAGTTAATTCATCACTAATACCGTTTTCATCAGAAATATCTGTTTCAGCTACAATAATAACATCAACTACAACATTATTTTCATCTATTTTTGCTGCACTATATAACATATAATTCCTACTCCTTTTTATCTCTTCTGGATCTTGTTTGGAATAATAATCCCATAGCCCAAAACTATCCTTATGCAAACTGCGTTTGTGAAGCAAACGCTGTAAATGCTGCGTCCCCAGTTTTTATAATTGTGTACTGGTACACGTCAACTGAGTTAATGTTTCCCGCAGTAGGTGCTGCACCCCCCTGCCATTCAGGAGTTACACTTGAACCATCAATTGTAAAAGCATTGTTGTAGTAAGCAGTGCCGCCTTGTGTAACTAAGTGAGCAATTGTGATAGACTCACCGGCATCCATAATAGTATTTAAAGTTGTAGAACCGTCTCCTCTAATATTTAAAGTATAGTTGCCTGAAGCATTTGAAGTAAAGTACCATACTGCTTGTGTAAGAACATCGTAGTTAACAGTTCCTGTAGCAGCCGTAGCTTCTACTGTAACTTTTTCTGCAACACTTTCAATTTTACCTTGACCATCTACAGTAAATCTTCCGTAACCGTTAGGGGCTACAGTCATATCAGCGTTAGCGCCATCTGTAATAGTAACTGTTCCTGAGTTAGTTCCGCTGTTTGTACTTAAGACTAAATCAGTTGCTCCGCCAGTAGTTAATGTCAGAGTTCCAGCACCATTAGATGTTAAAACTGCTGCCGCTCCTGAGTCTCCAACTTTTACAGTATCACCTGCAAGAACAACATCTCCAGTTCCTTTTGGAGTTACGTTAATATCAATATTTGTATCACCACCAGTAGATGAAAGAGTAGGTCCTGCACCTGTGGCTGCGTTTGCAATTGTAAATTCATTAACTGCAGAACCCGTAGCTGTTAAAAGCGCAAGTTCATTTCCGTTAGTATCTAAAATTGAAGTTCCAATTTTAGGACTAGTTAAAGTTTTGTTTGTTAAAGTTTGAGTTCCAGTAAGAGTTACATCACCAAAATCTAGAGTGTAAATGTCTGGGTTAGTTCCATCGTTTGCTGTAGCAAACACAAGTTGATCACCTTTGTCTGTTGCACTAAAAGTAAATGAATCTCCTGAACCAGAAGCATATTTAAATTGTACTGTGTAAGCACCTGATGTTGAATTTCTTAAAAAATAAAATGTTTGTGCATCTAAAGGAATTGTTACAATTCTATTTCCTGTAATACTTCCTGTGAATTCAATCATTCTGTGAGACATTACTGCCCCAGTTGCTCCATCAGATACAGATAAAGCTGTAGTTCCGGCACCACCTGCTATAGATTGTGCAGAATATCCACCAGCAATTTGCTCGATGATATTTAAATTCGTATTTGTTTTTGTTCCCCAAGTACCGGCATTTTCACCGGTTGCCATTAATTCTACGCCAAGCGCTGTGTATGTTGATGCCATAATTTTTTGTTCTCCTTAATCAATTAAGCAGCATGATTTACATCTGTATAAGATGTATTGCCGGTTATGTCAATATCTTTGTAACCTATTGTTCCAAAGCCAGTTGTACCTATTTCTGCGGTTGCTTCAACCCCTGTTAATCCCACAACGTCCGCAGGAGCAATAGCTCCTACACTTGCTGTTACAGCAGATGGTGCTGTTAATAGAACTCCTATTCCTGAAACAATAGATCCAACTGCAGAAGTTAAAATAGCCGGTGTAGTTACACCATCACTACCAATTATAATTAATTGTGTTTCTGTAACCTCTATTGATCCTACACTTGCTGTTGCTTCAACCCCTGTTAATCCCATAACGTCTGCAGGAGCAATAGCTCCTACACTTGCTGTTGCTGATACTCCTGTTAATGGAACACCTATAGCAGGTACAATTGCTCCAACACTTGCTGTTGCTGATTGCCCGCTTGGTACATATGAAAATTCTAAATTAATAGATCCAACACTTGCTGTTGCTGCACTAGGTGCAGTTAGTCCTACGACGTCCGCAGGTAACAAAGATCCAACACTTGTTGTTGCTACTGGTAGTGCCGTTAATTGAACTAATTTATTAAATGAGTCTCCATAAGGTTCTTCACCCCAACCATTTCTACCCCAACCAACTAAAGTACCGGCATTATCAAAGTCTCCGACTTGAGAAGTCATTTGACTTGGAGCCGTTAAATCTGCAATTGAAAGTTGAGTTGTTGTTAAAGACCCTAATGAAGATGTTAAATTAGTAGGCGCAGTTAAAGGGGCATCTATAAATTGTTCAGCAATTAAAGATCCTAATGAAGTGTTTAAAGCAGCAGGTGCAGTTAAAGCGACAGCAAAGTTTACACCCCAACCATCATTACCCCATTGAGCTCCACCCCAACCGTTTTGATTAAAGGCTGTTAAAGAACCAACTGAAGTTGTTGATGCAGATGGTGCTGTTAAAGAAATTGAAACAGTATTTGATTGCCAGGAGTTATCTCCCCAGGCTACTGAAGGACTATCACCACCCCAGATAGATGCCATAAGGATTTACCTCCTTATGCTATTCTAACTATAGCCGTTGTCGCTGCTTTAGCTGGGAATTGAATAGTAAAAGTTCCACTTGAAACTGTTTTGTCTCCACCAAAAGCTACTGCACAAACAGCAGGATCACCTGTTGCAGTGTCATTGTAGATTAAACATCCATTCGCTGTGAATGATGCTGACGTAAAACTAACGTCATCAAAATCAGCACAAGCTGTTGATCCATCTAAAGATGGAGTAATGTTTGTTAAAGCTTTTCCGCCTGCAGTGTAAGCAGATCCAGAAGAGTTAGTGATTTCATTTGATGTAGAGTAAGCAGTAGTTGATGCACTTAGAGTTGCAGAACTTGTGTATAATGCAATTTTAAAAGTATTTCCTGTAGACGCTGTAAAGTTATGAGTCGCAGTCATAAGTTCGTTTTTAAAACTGTTACATATTGCCGATGTTATTGCCATAATTTTTTCTCCTTATTTATGGAGACGGTGACTTAACTGGTATTCTAACTGTTCCGTCAGTATAGTCGTCTCGTCTTCGTCTACCCAGTTGCATTCCTGCGAACTGTTGTAGTGCATTTTTATACTTATTTTCATACAGTGTCAACATATCTATTGGACCTTTTAAAAATCCATATGCCTCCACCAAACAAGCATACAACAAACCTTGTGGGAAATATGTGCTTAAATAAGTCTCCGAATTTCCATCACTCCCAGAACCTAATCCTGTAGGATATTTATTATAATATACTCTAAACATATAATTTGCGTCAGGTGTAGGAGCTAGATACATCCCTCCAGATGTTGTGCTAGATGTGCCAGTTGCCCCACCAAACATAGCATAATATTTAGGTAAACCGGTTACATCTTGTGATGTCAAATCCCCTTCTGGTCCTGTTAATCTATCTACATATTCTGATAAATACGTTTGATCCTTTTTCTCTAACCAAGTTCCTTTTCCTTGTGTGTTAGCTGTAGAATCAAAAACTTCTATACCTCTTATAAATAAAGCACCTGCTGGCGCATTAATCGTATTATCATCTGCAACTAAAGTCCCTTCTTGAACTTTTCTATCAGCGTCCATTGGAAGTTCTTGATTGATTCTCATTTCGGCTGCCATGATAATTCCATCTACAATAGTTGTAGATAAAACATCTGAACTTACTTCTGTGTAATCCCTAATCGCATTGGTTAATGTAGTATATGTATATTTTGAAATTCCTGACATAATTATGCTCTATCATTTATGGGTCCAATTGTACATTGAAAACCACCTCCCGTTTCTGTGCTTGATGCAGCGTTAGTTAGTGTAACATTTATACCATCAAATTGTGTAGTTGTAGATGGTTGACCTGTACTTGGAACCGATGTCTCATTTAAAGAAACAACCTTATAACAACCAAAAACTTTTGCTAAATTAGCATGAGATCCAGCAACTGTAGATACAGGAGCTGTTCCTCTATAGGGTGCACTTGTTCCTCTAGTACAACCTGTTAATTGATTCGTAGATCGTCCTGTATATTTTATAACTTCATTTTGATACATTCCAACTTTTAAAGGATCGTTTGTATCTTGAGCAGTTAATACTTTTTCAATTACTATAAATCCAGAAGTTGGAAATTCAGAACCATCTGTTAAATCAATTGTAGTAGCGCTATCTGTTATTGCTCCATTTAAGGTAGTAGACATTTGTAATGTTGAAATTGCTACACCACCTACAGGAGATTTAACATTTCTAAATCTTACAAAGTCATTTACTTGTAAAGCGCCATTTGGAAAATTAATTTTTAAAGTAGTATTGGATGCAGTTACAAAAGGGTTTTCAGGTAAAAAATCTTCTGTTGGAAATTCTGTTCTTGCAGTTCTTGCTCTTTGTAAAGCTTGCGGATCTGCACTTGTTGGTTTAGGTTCTAATTGTGGTTGTTTAGGCTCGTATTCTGAAATATGAACCAGGGCGCCATTCCATTCTCTAACCATTTCGTTGTATGGAAAAGCCATACCAGATCTGTCTGAAATTGCTAAAGCGTATTTACCTTGTGAAAAAGTAGTCATTAACTAACACCGGGATAATATATTTTAGGAGAGATGTATGTGGAGTTAGAAGAACCATCTTCATCTTCTGCTCTTAATAACTCATCTTCATATAATAATTTTAATTCTTGAACTCTTTGTGGTGCATATTTTACAGCTAAGTAATATGACAGTCCTGCAATCATACATGGTATAAATCTATAAGGAACATCAGTTGCATTTGTGTAAGCACCCACATCATCAATTCTTTTTGTATAATAAAAATTTATAAAATCACCAGCTTGTGAAGTGCCCGGTGTTAAATATAAAGTAACAGTTGTTTTATCAATAAATCTTTGAACCCAATATTGTGTGGGTAAACCTTTACTTGTTTTATTAGAAAACCCTTGATACTGTGATCTACTAATTTTTGTCATAGGTGTATCTACATTTGTAGATGCAACCCTGTAATTTAATTCTTGTATGTCAGTCATTCCGTTTGGAAACTGTAAAACAGTATCACCACTGCTGTGTGTAGCAGCTGTGCTTCCGTTAACACCTCTAACACATCCTGTTAGGTTCAATGAGGAGATTCCAGAATAAGTAATCTGTTCTGTTCCAATAATAATTATACCGCTTGTAGGCAATCCTGTAACCGAAGCAACACCAATAGTTGTTACAGTTGCATTTATACC